TATAAGTTTTCTGGTGCTAATTCAGCCGATGGACAAACATATACATTACCATCTGTAAACACACAAGGTTTTACACCGTGCATGTAACAATGATTGTTTCGTCTTTCGCCTTTGAAGTTGAAGTCTGATAAGAAAGCATATTCTAATTTGCCATATTCTGCTTCATGTTTAGCAATCAATACTTTGATTGATTCGATATCTTGTTGAACAATTTTTGTATCTTTAATGGCATTAAAGGCGATACGACATGGTATTTTATGGTCTTCCACCCATTTCAACATCTTCAAAAAGTTTTCTTCTTTATATTCATTGGTCGCAAGTTTCTTCGCATGGTCGTCTAACCATTCACCTGTGATATTTGGATTAGTAGAAGTTTCTGTGGCACCATCCCAAACATATGCCGCTGTAATTTCAATATCTAAACCATCAAACACATCAAGGTGATATTCATAAGGTTTCTTTTCATCAAACGAATACATACCTAAACGAACCCACGACATCATGTGCCAGTTTTTAATCTTTCTGAGTTTAGAACCATTGGTACAAATACCCATTTTGAACCCTTTGTTGTAGGCATATTCAATGACTTCATCTAATTGTGGGTGTAATGTTGGTTCGCCACCGCCTGTGAATTCCATACCTCTCACACCTAAATCCCAAAACTGGTCAATGGCAGATTTCATCTGTTCTACTGTAAGCATTTCTTTCATTGCACGGTTGGCGAAACAACAGAATGAACAGGTTAGATTACATGGGTTACATGGTGACATATGAAACATAACCGGTCTTGGTCGTTTACCTTGTTGTAAATCGATCAATCGATCCATATGTTTTAATAGTTTTGCGTGGTTGCTAGAAAAACTACGACCTTTAATTTGATTGTCAACTACATATTCTTTTTTGGTTTCCTTTTTGAGTGAACCTAAAGCACTTTTTAGTTTAATAACTTCTGCCATGATTATCCTTTAAGATTTACTTCATATGTTGTGTATTGTGTTTTAAATGGACCCGTATCTTCATTATACACATCTTTCATATATTTTGGATATACTGTGTTGATAATGTTTGACATTTCTCTACTAGCTTCTCCTCTGTCATATGATGGTGGTTTATCTGGATGATACATTGAACATTCATGTATGACACCACATTTTTCTTTTGTGATTCCTGAAAAAACCCAATCAAAACCCCAACCACTTTTTACTTCATGAAAATCAAAAAACTTAAGTAGTTTGGGTATTAATGATGAATGGAAAAATGGTCCCATACCTTCGTTAAAGTTAGTTAAAGTATAACTATTTTGTTTATCTTGGTGTAATATTCTATGACTAGAAGCAGAACCAGCTACTGTTGATAACTGCCATACTTTGATATCATTCTTTTGTGCTATTTCTAATCCACGATTAATACTTTGTATGTCTGTAACCAAATCATCGTCCCAAAAACCTATATAATCATAATCTCTAAAATCATATGTTTCCATAAAGTGTCTAGCCATATCCCATTTAAAACCTTTATCTTTTACAAGGATATCATAAGTATCTTCTGGAATGTGGTAATCATTGTAACTATACACAATAGTTTGATAGTTTCGTGTGTCTTTTGTATAACGCCAATGATTGTCTTTATCATACTCATCATGAAAAGCAATAGGATTACCAACAGGAACAAAAATAATGTTATTCATTATTTGTAACAACCACCTTTTTTTAAATAACCTTGAGTATTTTCGTTGATAAGGTCTTCTGATATGACAAAAGGTTGTTTGTAATCGTTTTTAGATACAAAATTGTTATTCTTAAAAAACATACCATTAGTTTTGACAACTCTATCGTCTGTTGTTTCTGCTAACTCTTTTGTAAACTCTTCATTGAACTCAAATCCAAGAGCATGAAACTTATCAATCCAATATTGTTTTGGTTGACAGTTTACATGATGGTGTCCTGGTTGACCTGGAGGAGCCGCTGAACAAAATACATATTGTCCTTTTTGAAATGATGGCATAAAATTAGGAACATACTGTTCATCTACATGTTCAAGAAACTCGGTTGAATAAACCAAATCAAATGTTTCATCTAGTGGCAATTCACCCTTTGTGTAATCATGTATAAGAATGTAATCTTTATCTTTTTTGATTGACTCATCACCATCAATACCTACTGAATAAGCACCAATATAATTTGAGTATTCAATCATACCGCCTGGTCCACAACCAATATCTAACATTGATTTTATATTAAAGCGTTCTTTGATTACATCATAAGTTGGCTTTAACATAGCTGTAAAATTATAATGTCCGCCTAAATGTGGTTCAGACATATTTTTTCTCCATTATTTTTTTCCATTCTGGCACTCTATCATATTGGTGTACAATACTAAATGGAATACCTTCGCTTGTACAAATCATATCATCTTTTAAAATTGGACTTTTCTCAACAAGTTTGTCACCATAGTTTTTTGCTATTTGTGGTCCTGTTGTGCCTAGTTGAGCGGCATATCCATCTTCTGACATAGCAAAGTTTGTAATGTCTTTATATGATTTCATATTCAATAAAACATTTAACGCCGCTTGGTCTGGTCCACCGCCACCTTCAATGAAGTGTTGTGTACTGTTACTTATCATGTAAATATTTAAGAACAAATCAATCATTGTGTCAAATTTACCTGATATAGTGCCAGCATTGTAGATTAAGTTTTCATTACACTCTTCATGGATTAAAGCACCAAATGATTTCATGAGGTTGTTTGTACCCCATGCTTCATCTTTGTAACGAATTGATTCACAGGCCACATTAATTTCTTTATCGCCAATATTTTTTTCTAACCATTCAGATGGATTGGTTTGAAAAATAACATCTTTGACATCGGTGGTAATCACATATCGGTATTGACCTCTAAATCTTTTCAGTAAATACCAAAGATGTAAAAATCGTTCTACAACGATTGAGAAGTTTTCTTTGTTATATTTGAGAGTTCTTTTTTCTTCGTCTTTGCCAAAGGCAAGAATAGAATAGTTTCGTTTGACAAGTTCATCAACGGTATCATAATCTACATTATAACATATCATTCCTTTGGTGCCTTCAAAACCACATCTATCTAATGAGTTTACCCAAGGTTTTATTTTGTCAAAATCATAACCAGTTATACAACCAACCACTAAATCTTTCATAACAAATTCCCTATTTTATTTTTTCTTTTTCTTTTTCTTTTTGGGTCTTGAAAAAGGTGTATCATCTAAATATTTATTTAGTAACTCTGTGGTGCCTTCAAATCCAGCACCATACTCTTCTTTGATGGTCTTTACTGTACCATCATCTCTAGCAAAATAAGCTTGAAACTCTACTTTTGGAAAATATCTTTTCAAACTTAAAAACTTTTTCAGATTCTCAACACTATCATCAAATAATCTAACACGACTAAATCGTCCTGTTTTTAAATAATTATAAATGATGATTGCTTTTTGTTGTGCTGTTCCTGATACATCAGCGAGGCGACCCGCTCGTTCAACTCTAACTCGTTCAATTGGAAAACCATGTTGTTTAAATGTATCTAAAAATACTTGTTTGTTGTCCATATTATTTCGTGCAGTCACAACAATTACTTTACTTTTTGGTTTTCTCATGGTATTTTGAAGAATAGCTTTGGCTTTTGCCATCATCCTTTTAATAGGTCTTGATTCTTTTTGAAACTTCAACGCATCTTTAAATTCAGAGAAGTCAAAGCTCTCACCATTTTTCAAGCGATAGTTATTATATTCGCCCGTTTTAAGTTCTTTGACCTTTTTACCACCCTTAACAACATTAACTCTTGCTGTTGTTTTGAAAAGAGTATCATCAATATCAAAGATGGTGAGACCACCACCAGTGTCATTTTGTTTTTCTTCGTTTAAATATTGATTGAAATTTAACATATTCTTCATCTTATGTGGATAGGATAACACATAATTGCCTAAATGTCAAGCGTTTACCCTCTTGTTATTGTTAGTATTTTTTGTATTTGTGCTTCTACTGCCGATGTTCTATTCGGCCAGTAGATATATTCTTTGTCAGCTGTCTTTAATAATTTAGTAAAGAATGGTAATACAAGTTTTTCTAACTCTTGCATTTTTTGAGATGTAATAACACTATCTTCTGCTTTAACTTCTTGTGCTATTTTAGCAGTATAATCTTCTTCAGATACAGTAGAAAAATCGGTTGAGAAACCAAAATCATCTTGACCATATTCTGCTATAATTTTATTTAAGTCGTATGCCATTTATTTACTCCAATTTTTAGCGGCGTTAAAATTCGCCTGACTGAATTCTAATCGGTCAACTAACTTGACCGCATTTCCTTTTAAGTGGTCAATAGCAACAAAACCTTCTGGTGCAGTAATGCGATAACCAGAATCGGTTTTAATAAATGTTCGTGCTACTTGTTCAACTTGTTGTAGTTTACCAATAATCATATTCTTTGCTTCTGTAATGCCATTTTGAATATCAAATATCTTTTTCAATTCAACTGCATAATTTCTAAAGAATCGCATCACTTCTGTTTTTTCTGCTATTCTATTTCGTTTTGTATCTTCTCGTTTGGCATCTAATATTCGGTCATTCAATTGTTTTTCTACATCTAATATCAATTGTCTTGTATGTGTCATTGTATCTCGTATTGTTTGACCTTCTCTTACTTTTTTATTATTGAATGTTTTAATGTATTGTCGTATCTTATCGTTTGTTGCGATGCGATTCATTACGATAGCACTTGTGTTTTTAAATATTGATCCAACATCTGATAATAATCTTGTAATATTTTTTGTTTCTTGTTCAGTAAATGTGGCGGTACCAGAAGCATCTGTAAAGTCAGCATCTCTGAACCAAATATCTCTTGTTGTGTTTAAGTTTTTAATATCAACATTGAAACTGGCTTTCATATCTTCCATTGTTCGACCAGTGTAAGAAGTATGAAAGACAATTCCAACTTGAGCGGCCTGCATATTACTTGCTAACTTTGAATCAGCTGGTACGGCATAGGTGATTGTGTTTGGTGTAAATGTAATCATTTTCTCACCATCAATAACTTCTGATTTAATATCACCTTTACTAAACATCATATCACCTTGTAGAATGCCTTTGATACCAAGTTTTGGTAGATATCTCAATGCTAGTTTTAATTTTTTGTTTAGACCTGGATTTGGATGGTTGTTATCAACATCTTGTGGTGTATAGTTAAGTTTGGCGTTTTTAGCAAATACGCCTTTTGTTCCAACAAAAAACTTGCCATTTTCTGGATTGATACCTGCAAACACAGCAGGCGCACCGTCCCATTTTGTCGTAACATTAATCTTTGATGTAGTATTTCCTGCCAACATATCTCTTAGTGATTGTAAGAAGTTAATAGCATCTCTGGTGCCTGTGACACCACGGTTTAATACTTCATCTTCAAGGTGTTCCAGGTGAACATTTTTAGATAAGTTTGCTTCTGTTAAATAGTCTGTAAAGTTCATAAAATCTTTAATCCTGGTGTATTGATAAAAAGTGATTTACCAGACCACCCACCAGCAGCTCTTGTTCTACAAGTTATAGGCATTACCACTTTCATCTTTCTATATTCAAAATTTATCTTGAATGATTGTGATTGATTGTCATACATAAATTTTATATTTTTTAAGTCTTTATCTTTTTTATTCATTAAAATATTTTT